TCTTTAAGCGATGTGGACTTTCGCACCCTCAACACCAAGTCACTTATGGTCAAGGGTGAAGTACTCCTTAAACGAAACGACCCATCATGGGCTCCGCGTATCATTTATGTCGGTTCTGATGAATATAATGTTCTCACCGGCCCTCTTATGGATGAGTTCAATAAGAGGCTCAACGACGCGTTAGACGAGTTTTCTGCCCCAGCTGTTGGTAGAGTCGTATTTGCATATTCCAAGACAGATGTAGAGATTGCAGAGTCCCTGTCTGGAATGCCCAACTATTATGAAGGGGATTTTAGTGCAAACGATAGGAGCCAGCTGGTAGATGTTCATGAAATCTTTGCGCATTGGTTAAAACGTTGTGGAGCCCCGTCATGGTTTCGAAAATTTTACATCGAAAACTCCAGAAGCTTCAAAGTTGTTAGTTATGATTACGGTATCAGTGCCACTATTGAAAATCAGTTGGCCACGGGTGGCACTGACACCACCGCACGTAACAGCGTTTGGAACTTATGTCTCTGGTATTCCTTCTGTGAAGTTGAAGGTGTAAAAGGTTCTTGTGTAGGTATACTTGGTGATGACATTGCAGCAGGGACGGATGAAAAAGGCATATCGTGTGAAAGGTGGGTAAGTCATTGTCTTAGTGCCGGTATGATTTTGAAGGCTTCCGCCCGAAATTTCTACTGTGACTTATCCTTTTTGTCTAGGTTTTTTATTCCGGCTGGCGACAGAGAATGTATGGTCCCTCTCATCGGAAAAGCTCTTTGTCGGTTCAACGCTCGTGCGAACCGCAATCAAGATGTGAGTGATGACATGTACATGGCGGGTAAGTCGCTTTCCTACGCCTATGAGTTTAGGCATGTCCCCTACCTTCGTGATTCTTTCATGACCCGTTATTCGAAGTGTAACGTCTCCATTGATGACATTAAGCTCCATGATTTAACTTGGTTTTCACGCCAAGGCGTCAGTTCTGTTAATGACGTTTATCATCGCATCCTCGGTGAGACTGTTACTATTTCCGATGATTCCTTTCTTGAAATTATCATGGCAAAGTATGACATTGGGCTCTATGACATGAATGAACTTGTAGACCGTCTTATACTGGAAACTGGTGTTTTTGTTTTCAGTGATGAGAGGTATTATAATTTCAGCCATGAAGTCGAGTAGTCAATTCTTGGTTAACGTTATTTTGCTCTTGATCCGGTTGCTTGGTCCCCTTTAAGGACCCGGTGTGGGAGAT